AAAGGGAATACAGGCCTCGCAGGTAATAAAGGTAATACGGGTGCAACGGGCTTACAAGGTCTAAAAGGTGCAAAAGGTAATTCGGGCGATAAAGGTTCTAAAGGAAATACTGGCGCAGTAGGTTTACAAGGTGCAATTGGAGCTCAAGGTGATGCAGGTAATAAAGGTGCTACTGGCTCAACTGGTAGAACAGGTGTAAAAGGTAATACTGGCGATGCAGGTAACAAAGGTAATACAGGCGCAGTAGGTTTACAAGGTCTAAAAGGTAATACAGGCCTCGCAGGTGATAAAGGTGCTAAAGGAGATACTGGTAACCAAGGTGATAAAGGTACTAAGGGTAATGCAGGTAATAAAGGTGCTACTGGCTCAGGTGGTAGAACAGGTGTAAAAGGTAATACGGGTGTTGCCGGAAACAAAGGTAATACAGGCGCAGTAGGTTTACAAGGTCTAAAAGGTAAAACAGGTAACTCAGGCGATAAGGGTTCTAAAGGAAATACTGGTAATCAAGGTCTACTTGGTGCTCAAGGTGCTGCAGGTAATAAAGGTGTTACTGGCTCAGGTGGTAGAACAGGTGTAAAAGGTGCAACAGGTCCTCAAGGTGATGCAGGTAATAAAGGAAATACTGGTAACCAAGGTGTTAAAGGAAATAAAGGTAATACCGGCCTCGCAGGTAATAAAGGTGCAAAAGGTAACCAAGGTAATCAAGGTGCAGTTGGAGCTCAAGGTGATGCAGGTAATAAAGGTGCAACTGGTTCAAGTGGTCGTACTGGTGTAAAAGGTAATACAGGCGTAGCAGGTGATAAAGGTAATACGGGTGCAACGGGCTTACAAGGTGCAGTTGGAGCTCAAGGTGATGCAGGCGATAAGGGTTCTAAAGGTAATACAGGAAACCAAGGTGCAGTTGGAGCTCAAGGTGATGCAGGTAATAAAGGTGCAACTGGCTCTGGCGGTAGAACGGGTATTAAAGGGAATACAGGCCTCGCAGGTGATAAAGGTAATACAGGCGCAGTAGGTTTACAAGGTCTAAAAGGTAAAACAGGTAATTCAGGCGATAAAGGTTCTAAAGGTACAACAGGTGGTGGTGGTGTTCAAGGTGCTCAAGGTAATGCAGGTAATAAAGGTGCAACTGGCTCAGGTGGTCGTACTGGCGTTAAAGGTAATACGGGTGTTCAAGGTGTAAAAGGTGTAATTGGTGCTCAAGGGGCTTCGATGAGTGGTTTAGGATATTTTGAAGTTCAAGGTGGTATACTAACATTTAAACCAAATGGATGGTCTTCAGGTGATGATGTCTATATCATAAGGTCTGTACATAGTGGTAGCTTTTACTAAATTATTTTTCATATTTATATACAAACATTAAAAAAGTTATGAGAGCAAATTTTGGATTCGATAGAAACCCTCATAGATGGGATGTAAATTTCACAGATTATTATTGGTTCGCAGATGGGTTTGATTCAACTGAATTAAGTCAAATAGAACAAATGACCAAACTCCTTCCATTTGAAGATGCAGCAACAGGTGAAGGTGAATCATCAAAAAAATCAGATTATAGAAAATCAAGAGTAAAATGGTGTCCTCAAAATCAAGAATGGGGATGGGTTTATGAAAAACTTCACAATATGATTGTAGAATCAAATCAAAAAATGTGGAAGTTTGATTTATCTACTATGAATGAATCAATTCAATATACTGAATATTATGGAAGTCAAGAAGGTGGGTATGATTGGCATATGGATTGTGGTATAGAGATACAAAATCAAAGAAAAATATCAGTAACAGTACAACTTTCAGATTCAAATGAATACGAAGGTGGTGACTTACAATTTAATATTGGAAAAGAATTGACTGCACCTTCTAAAAAAGGAGCAGCGATTATATTTCCTTCATTTTATTTACATAGAGTAACTCCCGTAACAAGTGGTATACGAAAATCATTTGTTTTATGGGTTGGTGGTGAACCTTACAGATAAGATATGCAAAAGACTACTTTACCAACGGCATTAGTATATGGTTGGAAACGATTTGGTAAATACGAATTAACATCCGACATCTATCACGAAGAAGATTTATTCGAAAATGTTGTAATTTATTCATACAGAGATGCTAAAAATTGGAAATCACATTTATCCAAACATAAAGCTGATATTATTTATGTAATAGGTGAAATTCCATCGGAATTACAAAATGTAACCGATGATATTGTAAAATCTAAGATAGTTAATGCAGAAGAAATTTATCCTGATAATGTAATAGCGAATGATGTAGTTTGTCAGTCAACTTTTTGGTCATGTGAATCAAATAGAGTTTATAGTAATGAAGATTCACCACTATTATCAGTATTCACTCCAACATATAAAACTGAAAATAGAATATTTAGAACATACAAATCTCTATTAGAACAAACATATCAGAATTGGGAGTGGGTTGTGGTAGATGATTCACCAGAAGACCATCATTTAACTTGGCAAATGATAAATCATATAGCTAAATTAGATTATAGGGTAAAACCATATAGAATATCACCAATATCAGGTGGAAATGTTGGTGAGGCTAAACATAGAGCGGCAATGTTATGTAATGGTGAGTGGTTATTTGAATTAGACCACGATGATTGGTTAATATCAACTTGTTTAGAAGATGTTCTTGATGCAAGTAAGAAACATACAGATGCTGGATTTATTTATACAGATGTAACTGAAGTTGAAAAGGATCATTCACCGAGAATATATGGTTACATAGGTGATGATTGGTATGGTCATTCTGAGAATGGATTTGTATGGGGTTACGCAGGTCATACTTGGCAAGAGATTGATGATAAAGAGTGGTTAGTACATCATTATCCTGAAATAAATCCAAAAACAATTAGATTTAATATTGGGATGCCAAACCATTGTAGAGTTTGGAATCGAGATGTGTATCATAAAATCAGAGGACACAATAGAAATATTTCAGTCGCAGATGATTTAGAATTAATTATTAAAACATTTTTAGAAACTAAATTTATTCATCTTAAAAAAATGTTATATGTACAATATAATAATGGAGACTCTACTGTTGACAACAATAGAGTTGATATTAACCGAAGAGCAAGGTTAATTAGAGATTATTATGATACTCAAATAAAGGATAGATTTGAGGAATTAGGAAAAGAAGATTGGATGTGGGATTATGAAAAAAACCATTCAATAAAAGATATCAGTTATAGAGATTATGACAGATATGGTAAAAACGAAGAATTTGTTAATTATATAGTAGAATAGATATGAGAGTTTTATTTACAGTAGGATATCAAAACGAACCAATTAATGACACCATACTAAAACAAAAAGGTATGGGTGGTTCTGAATATTGCGTCATTAACTTAGCTAAAGAGTTTGAAAAGAAAGGTCACGAGGTAATAATTACAGGTGAAGTTTCAAATAGTCAAACAAATAATCTAAAATTTATTGATTATGACAATATTGATAACAATCAACACTTTGATGTTGTTATTGCATCAAATTACATTCATTACTTTAAAGTTTTAGAAGATAAAAATATAACATTCGATAGTTCTTACTTTTGGATACATAATTTAGAGTTCTATTCATGGTATAATGGTGAGACTCTTCCAAATGATGGAGTAGATTATCTAAACCATCCTAAATTAACAAATATAATCGCAGTATCAGAGTGGCAAAAGGGTCAATTAGTGAAAAAATATAATTTAAACTCTGAAAAGGTTAAAGTTATAGGAAATGCTATAAACCCATCCGACTTTGATTCCATCCAACAAGAAAAATTTAAAGACAAAGTAATTTACACATCTGGACCTGATAGAGGATTGTGGAATCTGTTAAATATTTGGGATGATTTAAAAAACATTAATCCTAATTTAACTTTGTGGGTTGCATCACCACCTTATACTAATGATTGGGACACTTTAGAACGAATAAAAAAAGATTACCCAACTTATGAAAGAGACTTTGATGTACATTATTTAGGTTCACTAAATCCATCTGAGTTATACAAACAAATTAAATCTTCTGAGTGGTGGATTTACCCATCTCAGTATCCTGAAACATATTGTATAACTGCTCTTGAAATGATGATGGGTCGAGTTAAACTTCTATCATCTGATACAGGTAATTTAAAACACTTACTCGATAATAAAAGTACATTAATAAGTTCACATACTCATGAGTCAGGTGAAACTCCATTTGATGATAGTTCCCCTGATAACTACAAATGGGAAAATAAAAATACAGGCCTTATGCGATATACATTTATCGCAGCATTTGCTTTTTCAAGTCAACAAGCAAAAGAACACAAGAAGTTGTTAGATAGTGCTGAACAATTTGCAAGAAAACAAAATTGGAGTGACAGATATGTAGAGTGGTATAATTTGGTGAATGATAAGTTACCAGATGAGGCAAGAGGATTTACTCCGCCAGAAGATTTTGGATTTGAAAAACTTCATCCAGAACTATACACATATTGGGACAACAAAGATGAGTGGACAAAAAAATTCATATCATATTCAGCTCGTACAAAGGAATGGGATTTGATAGTAGACGAACCATTTGATAGTTGTTTTCAATTTCCTTTATTTACTGAAGAATTTTGTAAAATGATTAGAGAAGAAGCCGAACATTCTAATAGATGGACTTTTGACCGACATGAAAATTACCCAACAACTGATATGTTGATAACAGAAATTGGAATGGACGAGATATATAATGATGTATTGAAAGACTATGTTATGCAAGTTGCAGTATATTTATGGGCGTTAGAAGGTAAAGGATGGGATAGTATGAGTTCCGAAAACTTTTTAGCAAAATATATACCAACTGCACAAGGACACTTGGGAATACATCACGATAGGGCAGATATTACTTGTTTAGTACAACTATCAGATTTAGATGAATACGAAGGTGGTGGTACTTGGTTCAGAAGACAAAAGAAGTTAGTAAAAAATCCAATTGGTTACGCAACATTACATCCTGGCAATATAACTCATAAGCATGGAGCGCGTGCAACCACTAAAGGTACTCGTTATATTGTAGTTTCGTTCATGGAAAATAGGGAAAGCTAATTATTTCCATATTTATATACATAGAGGAGAATTAAATGGCAGTAAACATTCCAATATGGCCTGGTTCAGGTTCATTTTCAAGTGGTTCATCAACTCCTTTCGGATTCTTTGATTCTGATACTCAATTTCAGAATGACGCTCCGAAAGTAGCAGAATGGTGTGCGAAGAGATTGGGATACCCAATCGTAGATGTCGAGTTGCAAGATATAAACTTTTTTACTTGTCTTGAAGAAGCAGCTAACGAATACTCTTCACAAGTAAATCAATACAGAGCAAAAGAAAATATGTTGTCAATACAAGGTACTGCTTTAGGTACTGATTTGTCTGATACTGAGATTGCACCAAATCTAAATGGTATGGTTAGTATAGCAAAAGATTATGGTACTGAAGCATTAAGTGGTGGACGAGTAACAGTATATACAGGTTCTTTTGAAATGGTGGCAGGTAAACAAATTTATGATTTATCTGATGCAAATGTGGTGAACTTAGAAAATGGTTCAGTAAATGATGGTATCGTACTTAGACGAGTATTCCATACACAACCACCAGCAATCATAAGATACTTTGACCCATTCATCGGAACAGGATTAGGTTCTCAGCAAATGTTAGAAACTTTTGGATGGGGTAATTACTCGCCAGGTGTTTCATTCATGATGCAACCAATGTTTGATGACTTATTAAGATTACAAGCAATTGAATTTAATGATTATATTAGAAAATCATCATATGGATTCCATATAGATGGGCAACGAATTAGATTATATCCATTCCCTCAAGGAAAAGATACAGGTGCAAAAGTATATTTCGATTATACATTAGAAAGTGAAAGTAAATCACCAATTGCAAATTCAAATGTTGTAAGTGATTTATCAAACGCACCATTTGGAAGATTAACATATACTAATATCAATAGTGCAGGTAAACAATGGATTGCACGATACGCATTGGCATTAGCAAAAGAAATGTTAGGTGCTATCAGAGCTAAATTTAGTTCTATTCCTATACCAGGTGCAGATGTAACACTTGATGGGTCTGATTTAAGAAATGAAGCTTCGGCTGAAAAAGAAACTTTGTTAACTGACTTGAAAGAAATGTTAGAATCAACTTCTCGTAGAGCATTAATGGAAGCAAAAAAAGAAGAGTCTGAATACTTAGAGGAAACTTTAAACAGAGTACCAAGACCAATTTTTATAGGGTAATTTATGGCATTGTTCGGTGGACAAAGAGATATGAGTTTGTTTAATAAATTGAACAAAGAACTCATTAATGATATAATTGATACAGAAGTGTATTACTATATGGTTGCGATTACTGAAACCAAATCTAATTTATATGGTGAGGGTGACAATAAAGTATTTCACAATCCAATAAAAATACCATGTTTAGTAGAAAGAAATCAAGCAGCACAAATATCTGATGAGTTTGGACAATCATATTCTCGTGAAGTTCAGTTTAAGTTTTTAAGAGATACATTAAAAGAAAAAGATTTAGTACCTGCAGTTGGTGATATTGTACAATGGAATAATGAATATCATCTAATAGACGCATCATACTCATATCAATACTTTGCAGGAAAGAATCCTCAGTATTGGGATGGTGGTGATGCTCAAGGTTTAAATGTATCTATTATATGTGATAGTCATGTTACAAGACAAACAAGTATTAAATTAGTAGAAACAAGATTCGGTAATTCAAACCAAAATGATAACGAAGTACCAATGGGACTATAAACGATGGCAACTAAATACAGAAATACAGACAACTCGAAACCTCAGATTATACAAACACAATCTTCTACATCACCTGACCCTATATTAAATAAAGCAAAGCAGTATAGAAGGGATAAGGATAATGTAAAAAATGTAAGTGTTGGTATTTACGATATCGATTCTGCATTTAAAAACTTTTTAGAAAAGGATGTAAGACCAACTGTTGAGGATGATGGAAGATTTTATCCTGTTCCTGTAATGTATGCATCACCTGAAAAGTGGGCAAGTGCACAACGAGATGGGTTTATGAGAGACGAAAACGGAATGATGTTAACTCCCGTTATTGTTTTTAAAAGAGATAATCTATCAGTAAACACCGATTTAGCAAAATTAAAAGTTGCACAAAACGAAGATACACATCAGTTCTTTGAAAGAAAGTACAATAAACTTAATAAGTACGACCAATTTGCAATACTGACAGGAGAAAATCCAAAGAAAGAATTTATGTCAGTTGAAAGACCTGATTATGTTGATTTACAATATGAAGTGATAGTTTGGTGTGACTATATGGAACAAGTTAACAAAGTTGTAGAGCAAATTGTATTTTTCCAAGGTCGTTCTTTTGGTGAAAGATATAAGTTTGTAATAAAAGGTGATTCTTACTCATTTGAAACAATGTCCGAGATGGGTCAAGATAGAATTACTAAAGCAACAATATCTTTAGTAACTAAGGCTTATATCGTTCCAGAATATGTCGGACTAAACAACAATACTAAACGAACAGTATCGATTGGAAAAGTTTCATTTTCAGAAGACCCAAGTCTTTCTGGCATTAAAATCTCTAAAAAGAGTGGTAATGAATAATTTTTCCATATTTATAAGTGTAGTAAATAAAATTAATATGTTATGGCAGAAAAAGAAATAAAAAGTTTTTCGGAAGAAGAAGTTAAAAAAATTACGGAAATTCAAAGTAAAACTCTATCAATTACATCAAGGTTAGGTGAGATTGAAATTGGTATTCAAAACATGGAAGCCCAATTCAATGAAATGAAACTTGAAAAGAACACTTTGATGGAATCTTACAGAGAATTATCCAACGAGGAAAGAGAATTAAGTGTGGAGTTGAGAGCTAAATATGGTGAGGGAACTTACGATGTGGCTACAAATACTTTCACACCTAACAAATAAGTATTCGTTTTGGAAATTTTTGGAGTATTTATATAAAGGTAAACCCAAAGATTTAATTTAGGAGAAAATAATGGCAGAAAGAATTGTTAGTCCAGGTGTATTCACAAGAGAAAAAGACCTCTCATTCTTACCACAAGGTATAGGAGAGATAGGTGCGGCACTTATAGGACAAAGTATAAAGGGGCCTGCATTCGTACCAACACAGGTAGAGTCCTTTCAAGAATTTCAACAAGTATTTGGTGGTTTGACAGAAGATTCATACCTACCTTATACTGCACAATCATATTTAGAAGACGCAGGAACTGCGACTATCGTAAGAGTATTAGGACAGAGTGGTTATACTGTTGAACCTTTAGTATTAAAGATTAGTGGTTCAGTAGCAGCAGTAATTCACCCTACTACAAAAGTACCTTTCGGTGGTGTTGCAAACTCAACAGGTTCATTTGATAGGTCACTTGTAACAAACTTGAGTGGTTCAGCAGCTTCACCAACACCAGATGTTTCGGCATCTAACTTCGCACTTTATATGAGTGCATCGGGTGCAGTAACAGGTTTATCAGAGTCAGCAGTACTTGCAATAGCAACCGCATCATTAGACCCAAGCGCAGTAAACTACATTGGAAAAACACTTGGTTCATCTCCTAAAAATGGTTCGGAATTTGGTTACCTATATATGAACTTCAATTCATTCCAATCGTCATCTTTCGCAGCTGACCCTAATTGTAATGTAGAAGTTGATACATTTAGAAAAACTGACTATACAAAAGCATACCAAGAAGCTTCAACACCTTTCATCATATCACAAGATGTATCAGGTACAAGTAAAAACTTATTTAGATTCCACACATTGTCACATGGTACTTCGACAAACTACGAATTTAAAATTGGTATTAGAGATATTAAACCAGCAAATGAAGTTCCTGGTTCTGAGTACGGAACATTTAGTGTTATCCTACGAAGAGTAGATACTTCTAAAATTGCTAATTCTATATTTGGTCAAACTGTTCAAGATAGTGATGTTAGACCAAGTATTATAGAAGAATTTAGTGGACTTAACTTAGACCCTAATTCACCTAACTACATTAAAAGAGTTATTGGTGACAAGTATATTACTGTTGATAACAATGGTAAAGTTACTTCAAATGGGGATTATCCAAACGCATCTGTAAACATTAGAGTAGAAGTAAATAGTGATATGGATGGTGGAGCACTTGATGCAAGTCTTGTTCCTTTCGGATTCGCAGCAGTTAAGTCACCTATACATAGTGGACATAATTTACCAAGTCCTACATATGTAACAGACCAGTCAATTGCAAATGAATTTAACAAAAGAGCATTCTTAGGTTATTCATTCGACTTTACAAATACAGATAACTTAAACTACTTAAACCCAATTCCAGACTCAAGTTCTGAAACTGTTGGAACTAAGTTCTTATTAAGTCAATGTACTTCTAATGGAGCAGCAATTGCACTAAACGATGGTCTTATAGACAATAAAAAATTCTTAGTACCATTCCAAGGTGGGTTCGATGGATTCGCACCAAACAGAACAGTACTAACAGGAACAAACATTGTTGCAGGTAATATGCAAGGATTGGATTTATCATCAGCAACCGCAGGTGGTACAATCGCAATGAGAAAAGCTATTAGCGCAATGTCAAATCCTGATGAATATGATATGAACCTATTAGTATTACCAGGTGTAATCAATAGACTACACTCTTCAGTAACTACTTTTGCAAAAGATATGTGTGAAGACAGACAAGATGCATTCTTCGTAATGGACGCAGGTTCTTACACAGATTCAATCTCAACAGTAGTTAACTCACTAAGTTCATTCGATTCAAACTATGTCGGAACTTATCACCCATGGTGTAAGATTCTTGATACAGACAAAAATAAACCAGTCTGGGTACCACCAAGTGTTGTATTACCAGGTGTTATCGCATTTAATGACGCAGTTGCTGAACCATGGTTCGCACCCGCAGGTTTAAATAGAGGTGGTTTATCAAATGTAATCGAAGTTAAGTCAAGATTGACTCATGACGAGAGAGATACATTATACGAAAATAGAATTAACCCAATCGCTACATTCCCTGGACAAGGTGCTACGGTATTTGGTCAGAAGACACTTCAAGCTAGACCTTCAGCTCTTGACAGAATTAATGTAAGAAGATTACTAATCGCATTGAAGAAGTTCATCGCATCATCTTCAAGGTATTTATTGTTCGAAAATAATACGGCAGCAACAAGAAACAGATTCCTAAGTATAGTTAACCCTTACTTAGAATCAGTACAACAAAGACAAGGTCTTTACGCATTCCGAGTTATTATGGACGAATCAAACAATACACCCGATATTATAGATAGAAACATCTTAAAAGGAGAAATCTTTATTCAACCAGCGAAAACTGCAGAGTTTATAGTACTTGATTTCAATGTACTTCCAACTGGCGCAGCGTTCCCTGAATAAAAAATAAAATAAAGACTATTTATTAGAAAGAGAAAACGGAGAATTAAATGGCACAATTATTAGACCCAAATGAAATAATGTTCACCAACTTTGAACCTAAAATGTCAAATAGGTTCATCATGTACATCGAAGGAATTCCTGCATACTTGGTGAAAACGGCAGCCAGACCAGAAATAAACAATGGTAAAGTTACCATCGACCATATCAATGTTAGAAGATATGTAAAAGGTCGTTCTGAGTGGCAAGATTTAGCAATCACTTTATACGACCCAGTCGTACCTTCCGCTGCACAAGCAGTAATGGAGTGGGTAAGACTACATCATGAATCTGTAACAGGTAGAGATGGATACTCTGATTTCTATAAGAAAGATATCACATTTAACAGTTTGGGTCCTGTTGGTGATAAAGTAGAAGAGTGGACACTTAAAGGTGCATACATTCAATCAGCTAATTTCTCAGACATGGATTATGCAGGAGAAGATTTGGCAACAGTAGAAATGACACTTACTTACGATTACGCAATACTACAATACTAAATACGGATTGTAATAAAAATTGAAACAAGAAACCCACCCCATAAGGTGGGTTTTTTAATTTAATTTACATATTTATTAAAGGTTAACCAAAAAGGAGAGAAGATATGGCAAAATTAATAGTTAAAAGAATTGAAGACAATATTGTCGAGTGGATTGGTGATGATTCATATTGTACTTGGGAAGACAAGGACAATGGTGAAGAAGCTGCAACACATTTTACAATCAAAGAAGCAAATGAAGATTGGGGACTCCCAATTAATGGCTTCGATTATGGTGGAAGAGAAAAAATTACCTATGATGGTGATTTACCAGATGGATTTGAATGTGGTGTAACTACACTAACAGGAACCGAAGGTAGTTATACTTGGGGATAATCCAAAATCTATTTTAAAATCTTAAAGTCTCATTATTAAAACAATTTTGAGACTTTTTGTATTAATAATAGTCCAGTTACATATATATTATAGTACAGTACAACAAAAAAAGATATAAAACGAGTTTTATTATGGCAAAAGAACGATTAGAAGATGAGTACCCAGTTTCCGACAAGGATATGGTACAAAAAGCTATCAAAGACCACGAACAAAGAGAAGTTCGTGACTATAAGTTCCCTACGGAAGTTATAGATTTACCCTCAAAAGGACTTATATACCCAAAAGACAACCCACTATCAAGTGGAAAGGTTGAAATGAAGTATATGACCGCAAAAGAGGAAGATATCCTAACCACACAATCATATATTAAAGACGGAACTGTTTTAGACAGATTATTTCAGTCATTAATCGTTGGTAATGGTGATGGTGAAACAATTAAATACATAGATTTAGTTACAGGTGATAAAAACGCAATTATGATTGCTGCAAGAGTACTTGGGTATGGTAAAGAGTATAAGGTTGAAATTGACGACCCAACTATGCCAGGTACAAAGCAAAAAGAAAACATCGACCTTACTCAATTCCAAAATAAGGATTATGAGGGTGAAAATCAAGTAGAACCACATAAAAATGAGTTCGAATTCACTTTACCAACCTCAAAGAGAAAGGTTACCTTTATGGCGATGACCGAATCTAAAGAAAGAAAAGTTAAACATCAAGTAGAAGCAATTAAGAAGGCAAATCGTAAATTAAAAGATATGACTTCAAGAGAGTTAACTACAAGAATGAAAAATATGATTCTTTCAGTAGATGGGTCAGATGACCAAAAAGACATCAATCATTTCGTGGACAATGAATTATTCGCAGTAGATTCAAAGGCACTCAGAGCGTATATCAACCAAAGTGTTCCCGATATTGATTTAACATTTGAATTTGTATCTGAGGAGACCGGGGAAGAGAGAGAAATGCAACTGCCTATGGATGTCGGGTTTTTTTGGCCTTCCGAGTGATTATAGAAAGCATTTACATTCTCAAATTTTTGACCTCATATATCATGGAAATGGTGGGTTTAGTCACACCGATGTCTACAATATGCCTGTTTGGGAGAGAAACTTCTATATCGGTAAGATAATAGAATTCAAACAAGAAGAAAAAAAGGCACATGATAAAGAAATGAGAAAAATCAAGTCAAAAACACCAAGAAAATAATAGTAGTATAAGAACCCGACATATTTGTTGGGTTTTTACATATTTATAGAATATAACAAAGGGATATTATATGAAAACCATCAAAGCAACTAAATTAAGAGAGGTCTTATCTTCCAAAGG